CTGATCCGACATCACCCAGCGGGCGTTACCCAACCGCCGGTAGGCCGGATCGAGACTGTGCTCCAGGTCGATCAGGTTGTCGTAGGTGATCCCCCCACCAGCCGGGCCGACCGTGGTGACCCTGACGCCCGACACGATCCCGAGTGGTTGACCGGCACCGGTGCCGGCGATGAAGTGCGCGGCGCTGGCCCGCCCGATCCTCGTGGCGAACGCCTCAGCCAAAAACGGCTCCAGCTCAAACACCGAGTCCTGCAGCAGCTGCCAGGACACCAACACCAGCCCTGAGCAGTAGGTGTGGGCCCCCAGGGTGGCAGTGCCGAAGGTGACGTTGTTGACGCTGACGGGGGTGTTTTCCGGGCTGAGGATGTAGCCGGTGTTGCCGGTGTCATCGTTGGTCGGCCACGCCAACGGGTTGCCGGTGTCGGTGATGATGACGTTCGCCAAGTCATACAACCCGCCATAGGCCTTCAGCGCCTGCACCAGCTGGTGCAAAAACCCCGGCGGGATCAGATACCCACCGGCCGCCCCGGGGGTGGTCATCTGCGCGGTGGCGCCGCGTTCTTCCGGCACAGAGTTGTTGATCAGCAGTTGTTGCTGCTCGGCGGTCAGGTGCCGACGACGAGCGTAATGATCAAACGCCACCGCGTAAGCCTCCGCCCGCCGGGCGGCGCGTGTCTCCGGGGTGTCCTCAAAGGTGTTCACGCCGGTCGCGCCGGTCGCGCCGGTCGCGTTGATCACACCGGAGTAGTCGACCTCATCCCGGCGCGCCATCTGTTCCAGGCGCTCAATGTCCGCGCACACCTCATCCAACCGAGCGTTGGCGGTGTCCCAGTTGACCCGCTCCTCAGCGGTCCAATCCCGGCTCTCGTCTTCGGCGGCCCGTTGGATGTCTTGCATCCGGGCGAAAAGCCGGTTCTGCTCGGCGATCAACCGCGTGAGCTGAGTACTCATCTGTGTCCTTTCACAGGCAACGCCGAACATCGGCCCTCTGGCATGCCCGCGAGAAAGAAATAGCCCCGGAGAATGCCCGGGGAAGGGGGTTAACGGGCGCGGTGCCGCAGACGCGTCCTCAGGGCCCGCAACCGGGCCTTCGCCAGCACGAAGTCTGGCGGGGCGAACCGTGTGTCGGGCTCGTCGGCGCTGGGTTTCAGGTCGAGCACGGTGGGCGTCGCGGCCGGGTCATACCCCAGCAGCGGCGCCAGGTCGGGGCGCGCCAGCACGGCGCGTGCGATCACCTCCGGCTGACCGCGGCCCCGCAGCGCCGGCACCAGGGAATGCCGCAACCCGGCGGTGGTGTCGGGGTAGGCGGGAAAGGTGACCGCGCTGACCTCGATCAACGCCACGTCGTGGATCGTGCGCGCCGGCACCCGATGGGTGCGTCCCTCGGCGTCGGTGAGCTCGGTCTGGCTCCATTCGTCCCCGCCGTCAGGGACGGTGAACCCGAACGACATGCCGGTCAGGTTGCCGTTGCGCAGGTTGGCTTTCAGATCGCGCACATACGACAGCTCCGGGTCCAGGGCCGCGTCGACCACCAGCCCGCGCTGGTCCTGGGTCAGGGTCAGGGTGGTGGCGCTGACCCGGGCGACCACATAGTAGGGATCGTGGTCGATCAGAAACCGCTGGTCACCCTCGCGCAGGGTCGTGGTGAACGCTCCTGGGGCGATCCGCTCGACGAACCCCCACGCCAGCTGCCCGATCATGGCCGGTGAGTCGAACCGGGCCGCGTACCCGACGAACCGACCGGCCTCCGGCGCGGTCGAGTCGACCGGATGTAACGCAAGCTCGGCCTGCTCCCGGGACAGATCCCGGCGTTCCTCACCCATCGGCCGGCTCCTGGAAGCCATCGCCCGCCGCCCCGACGGGCGCGGGGATCGGGAGCGGAGCATGGGAACGACCCTGGCCATCCGGCAGCGGCGGCAGGTCCTCCATCGCCCGGATGTCATCGGCTGACAGCGCCCCGATTTGGCGCATCACCGCGTAGTACTGAGCGCGGGCTTGGGAGTCCCCGCGCATCAGCTCGGTCATGTCATACTTAGCAACTTGGGTGCGGGGCAGCAGTTCTTTGGTGATCCGCTGCTCGGTCGGCGCTAACCACATCGTGCGCAAGTCGTATTGGGTGAACCCCCGGCTTTGCTGTTCCAGGGAGGTCCCCCAGCTCGTTGTTTTTTCTGTCTGGAACATCAGATAGGGGGGTATCCCGAAAAACCGGGCTATCTCGGTGACCTGAAAATTCCGGGACTCCAGAAATTGAGCGGAGTCGTTCGGCATCGTCAACGATGCGAATTTCGCGCCGGAATCCAGCACGGCGACCGTGTGCGCCCGATCCACCCCACCGATCCTGCGTTGCCAGCGTTCCTGCAACCTCTCCGCCTGGTCTCGGGTGAGCCGTTGATCGGTCTGCAACAACCCGTTGAGCAGGTTACCCGAGCCGAACAACCGCGCCCCGTAACGTTCGGCCGCCAACGCCAAACCGATGGCTTGGGCGGCCAACCGCACCGGGGAGAACCCCGCGACCGAGTCGTAGGCCAACCCCGGGATGTGCAGGATCTCGTTCGCGGTCAGATCCCGCGCCACCCCATGATCATCAACTACCCGGAACACCTTGCCCGACGGGTTGGCCTCGATCGGGGCGGCCCGCCCTGGGGTGACCCGGCTCGGGGAGATCGGCTCCAACCAGGCGATCCGCCCCGAACCCCGAGTGCGGACCTTCTGCAGATACGCGTTGCCCCACAAACAGCGGTACGCCCCGGTCAACCGCCACAGCTCCAGCGGCGTCAGATCCGGATGCGGATCATCCAACAACACATTCGACACCGGTTCCTGAGTGCGCTTGACCAGTACCCGGATCGGCAGCGCCCCGCACAACCCGGCCACCAAACTGGTGGCCCGGAACACCGCGCTGGTGTTCATCGCGGTCGTCTCGCTGACCGGAATACCCGAATCCGTAGGTGGACCGCACATCCACGCCCACAGCGACGGGTCGGTCAGCGGCACCGCCGGGTTCTCCAATGGATTACCACGCGTGGCGAACAACCCGAACAGGCTCACTACCGTGCTGCCTGTCGATCAGCCTCGGCACGACGAATCGTCTCGATCGCGCGCCGCCGGTCGTGGTACTCACACGCCACGATTCCCAACACCCCAGCCAGGATCAGCGCCGCCGGCACGAACACCAGCGCCACCCCGGCCAACAGGACCACGACGCAGGCCAGCTCCAGGGCGGTGAACAGCCACACCGGCATGCCCGTACGCCGCCCCTCCGTGAGTTGATAAAATTCCCGGTAGCGGGGTAGAGCAGCTCGGTAGCTCGCCAGGCTCATAACCTGGAGGTCGAGGGTTCGAATCCCTCTCCCGCCACCATCACCACAGATTCGGCACCAGGTCGCGCTCAACCAGCGCGCCGTGCTCGATCGCCCACCCCCGCGCCTCATACGCCAACAACGCCGCCACGAACGCCGAGATCGACTGTGCCCACGATTTCTTCACCACCCGCAGGTAGTGCTCCGGCAGGCCCGGGTCCCGTTCCTCGGCTGTCGAGCGTCGTTTGCCGCCCGCCAGCGCCGCGCCCAGCGCATGCGCGGTCAACGTCTCTGAGCCGTCGTGGCGCAGCTGCCCATCCCGGTGCGCGGTCAGGAACCGCTCCAGCAGCTGGTCCATCCGAACCTCGGAGTTCAGCCAGATCTCCAACACCCGGGCTTGATCGTCCCCGGGGCTGTCGTACTGGCCGGCCCACGCGTTGACCTCGGTCTGCCACCCATGCGGGCTACACATCATGCACACCACGTCATACGCTTCGAACGCGTCCCGCACACACCGGTCAACCTCGCCGCGCGGGATCGACCACTCGCCTTGCCACCCGAACGGCTTGTCCCAGGTGCGCAGGTGGAGCACGCACCCGTCGGAGATCCGCGCCGCGCACAGCGACGTAGCGTCCCGGTTCAGCGTGCCGTGAAACCCCAACGCGACCTGTTCACCGGGCGCCAACACCGCACCCGGTGAGGCTTGCGCGGCCCAGGCCAGCGCGTCCACCGCGTCCCGCGAGCCGACGGTGATCTCGTTGAGAAAAAACCGGCGGCCTTCGCCTTCCCCGGTGGCCGAGTTCCGGATCTCCTCCATGATCCGCTCAATGCGGACCCAGCCGCCGTTCTCGATCGCCGCGTCACCGTAGACGTAGAGCAGCTCCGCCCGCAGCGCCGCGTCGTCATCCAGGTCAACATGTGTCCGGGGCGGCCGATAATCCACAAACACCCCCGGGGCTTTCGCCTCCCAGGTCCGTTGCGCGACCGAGCGTTCGGACGGGTCCCACGCGTTGGTGATCTCCAACCAGCGGCCGTCCATGCCGGCCAAACCGCGCTTCATCGTGCGTGCCATGGCCACCCCGCCAGAGTTTTCGGTATAGAGGCCCGACTCAGTGAACACCGCGTAGGTGATCCGGGCACCCAACCGCGACTTAGCGCAGGCCGTGACCGGCTCGATCCGGCCGCCATCCGGCAGATTCACCCGCGTCAACCCGACATCAAGGCCCACGGTGGACCCCACCGGCCCGTCGCTGAGCATCGCCACGATCGGTCGGAACGTGTTATCAGTCTGATCTTCCGAGTTGGCCGCGCACTGAATCCACGGCGTCGGCATCGGGGACCCCACCGGCCGACCGTCGGCATCCCAGCCGGCGAACCGCACCGGGCCCAGCGCCTGCGCGCATACTT